GCGATAACCGGAATATTCCATGGCCGCTTCCACGAAATCACTACGGCCGACGCCACAACGTCATGCCGTTTTGGATGTGGCACCTCAATCTTTTTCGCCTGCTTGTTCCGCATCGAGCACCTGGTCAAATACATCGAAATACTTTGATGCGTGCACCTCGTATCGCCACGGCCATACAGCAGCCATGCCCTCTTTCGCCAACGCGAAACGATGTTTCCTGGCGCAGCAAAACGCATCAACAAATGACGCAACTGTCGGCTGTGACATCACGCAATTGAATCCGTCACGACCCCAATCGCCAATGTTTCCCACGACTGTGCTGACTGCCACACACCCGCACGCTACTGCTTCGGTGACGTAGTTGGGGGTGCCTTCCGATGCCGACGCACACAGCACATAGCCAGCAGAGTTATACCATGCCGCCATATCGTGGATCTTATCCTGCGGCGGAATTAGCCTGAAGTCACACTCGAATCCCTCTGCCATCAACGCATTCCTGAGCGGACCGACCAGCGAATCATATCGCTTGACTTTCCGCAACTTGTCTGAGCCAACCCACAACACTCGGTCAGGGCGTTTCGTTAACGGCTCGACAAGTCGAAACAGCAAATGATCGTACCCATTTGGAATGTACGTACAATGCTCTACTCCATTCCGGTGATCGTACCGATCCCAATTATTCACGATCACCCAGTCAGCCGCTTCAGCTATTGCCGGCCACCACTTGTCCCTACGATTGGTATCGGCGTTGTATGACACCACCAAACGATTTGGCCGCGGTTGGCCGACGTTCATAGCCATGGCGTAGTCCAGCAGGAATACCACGTCGAATTGACGGGCATCCATCAGGCACCACTTCTTCCACTCAACAGCCTCCACGTTCCAATTCCTCGGTGCGTATTCCCGCAACGCATTCGCGCGTCTCTCGTACGCCCATCCTGGCTTGTCGTAGATAACTAATAGTCTTTTCACTCGCCCGTTTTCCAACAATACGTGTAATCCACATGGCGCTCCAGAACCAAGCCGGAGTCTTGCGCCGCCGCCTTGATCTCCTCGCAAAATTGCATTTGATTGTCGACGTCCCCAATCTTATTCACCGAGATCAGCAATGACCCACCTTCAGCTAGGTGGCGTCTCAAGGTCATCAAATCACGTAGCCATGCCACCCTCAGACGATCATCGAATCTCCACGCCTGCTCGCTCGCATCGTGGTTGACGTGATGCTGAATCCCAGTCTGCGCCCACGAATAGCACTGAGTGAACGAACCCCGAAAGTTGATCAGATCCGCATTGATTGATGGCGAGGCACGCATCCATTCCATCCAGGCGTCGTAGCCGATATACGCCACGGGAATCTGTTGACGCTCGCACACCAGTCTACTCAACGTCAAATATCCATCGCCCATTCCGCCATCGCCGGATACCGCGTCTATTCCAGACGCCTCGCACCCGAAATACTGGCACCATTCCAGGAAATGACCGAAGCCTGCACCAACGTCGATCACGCGGCATCCCGCCAACACCTTTGGGCACCATTGCCTGATGTACCTTATGGTTTCGTCCAAGCCCTTTTGGCGATTGTACTTTTTCGACAAATACGAATCAGCCATCATCCGTTCGAATTTGTCGTGCCAATCGTCGCCGACGTCACGTTGTGGCGGGTGATTCACAAATATTCCTGTCGAGTAAGTGCCACGCTCTTTTGCGAGCTTCTCGAGTCAGCTTCACATGATCGGACTGTTGCCACAAATCCACAGCTCGATCTGTGTCGTACAGCTGCGTGAAATTGGCCCGCATCACAGTATGCGGTCGATTGCGCAACATCGTAAACAACCGATCAGCCTTTCGCAACATTATGTGATCACGCCCGTATTCGTCGATGTACTGGTCGAACGCCGAATCAATCCATCGCCGATCAAATGCCGCCCCCCAGCCAAGCAGCACCTCATGGGATGCTCCGTGTCGCTGCCTGTCCTGGTACTTGACATGCCCAGGAGGCATGGCAGACACAACGTATTTGCACTCGCCTAATTCGTACGCGTCAGCTATTGACGGCCAATTATGCACTAGGTTGTCGTCATCGCACGTCAGTATCGCATCGTTCATCGCGAATTGCTTGGCAGCATAAAACCTTCCGTACGTGTACCAATTCTCGATGCTGTTAACGATCAACACTCCACGAACGTCCATGCCGAGCTGTCTTGCCGCAATCGGATTTGCCACATCATTGTGGAATATGACAATGTCGTCCACGAATGAATGCTGCCTCAAATTGTCCGCGAGCACCTTCAGCGTTGTCACTCGCCGATAGCTGGGAATCACAGCTGAAAACATCATGAGTACACCAGATCCCTAGTGATTACCGTCCGCCCCGCCTTGCCCCGCATCAGCCACAACGCCAACACCAACGCATCAGACCTGTCCGGGCTGTGGCCTAGAATGTCCCGCAACGTGATCTCGGTTGACTTGCCGACCTTCTGCTTCGGCGGCAGCTTGATCTTGTCCCGACTGTCCATCACCTTGGGAATACTCGATATTTCCTCTGCCAATAATCTCGCATCGGGATCTGAAGGATTGAGCGTAAAGACCTGCTGCCACTCGTCGCCGTTGCGAATCCACCCGTCAGGCGATATTGCCTTCGCCGCTTCACAAAACAACTCTGCACGCATGTTTGAATAAATCTTCTTCCTGGCAGGTGTTGTCGGGCTCGACCCAAACGATACGCCCATAATCTTTATGCGTTTGCGTCGCAGCGGATGCACAATCGATTCGTCACCGCCGGCAGCGTCCACTGCCACGCGAGCCCCTGGTATGTCGAATTCGCTCATCAATGCAAGCGTAGTCGTCATCAATTCCACCGTGTCCGGTGTGTCCTTCACGACGAGCTTTGCCAATCCGAAACGATCAACAATCGCCCAGGCCGACTTGTCGCGGCCGCCTTTCGCACAATCTATTCCCATCCAATACGGGCCGCGATCGCAACCATTGACTTCCTGGTATAACGCAAATGACTCCTCCAGCCAGTCATACGGAACGCACACGTGGTGAGACCCCTCGGGGAGCAATCCATGCAGCTTGGTCTGCCGCATAAATTCGTCCCATTCCCGCGTGCGATGAATGAAATTGGCATAGCTCATCATTCCCGGTATCACCGTGGGCGGCTGGCCAACACCGCCGGCTTCCGCCCACGCCTTACCAGCCACGACGTTGGGAGTGTCCTCACAGTCGATGTGGATGATTCGCCAGCGATAATGCCCCGTTAACTCGTCCTGTACATCCCCTCGCTTTATCTTCCGGGCAAAATAACCGGCCGTGTTCATCGGGTTTCCAATCGAAAGAATCCGATGAGCGATTCCCTCGGCCGATTCGCACAGTTCCGTGCGCACGCCAGACGCCTCATCGAATATTACCATCACTCGAGGAATGTCCTCGGGCAAATGATAGCCAGCAAATCCTTCGATGTCTTTTGCTTGCGCCAATGTAGCCCAGTCGTTTTCATACGGACGTCCACGCTGATCCAGACGGCGAATCCGTTTCGTCTGGGTGTAGTCCAGGCCTAAATTGACTTTGGCTGTGCGTAGAGCGTTGCCCAATTCGCCCCATAACGCCCCAGTCAATTGACGATCAGAGACCGACGTAGCGAGCAATTTGCAGGGGAAACGCGTTAAATAGAACCACAGAATCAAGCGGGCTGTGATCCAGTCCTTGCCAGACTCCACGCCGCTGTGCACGATCGTCCCGTAATTGTCGCGAACCGATTCCGCAATCTCGGCCTGCTTATCGCTAGTTACAGAACTCGGCCAGACTTGGCCGATAAATAGAAGCGGATCATCACGCCAGCGGCGTATGTCGTCAGTCGTGGCCGTTGCCATTGCCTGGCGTTTCGTGTCCAATCCGTTTGGCAAATTCAGAATCGATCACTTGTGGCCGCGATGCATCTTCCTTTTCCAATTCCATGACGAGCCCGGAGACACTCATCGCCGCTCGTACATCACGCTTCTCTGGAGCGTAACCGCCGACCATCCGCAGAATCATGTCGGTCGCCTTGAGATACGCATCGAGGTATCTGACATCGCCCCACAGTTGACGCTCTGACTTTTTGACCAGCGTCTGGTGGCCGCTGGTCGGATCGTTTTCGTCCTTCAACTTCCGCGTTATCTCGACCCTGCCCTCTTTTTCAATGCACGATTTCTGCCATGCGGCCAGAGCCTCGTCCTGAACACGCTGCAGCCCTCGCAATTGCGCCTCTACCACTGCCGCTTTGCGATCCCCGCCCTCTTGCTGCCATGACTCACGAATCGACCGGACGTACTTGTAGACGGTGGATTTGTGCACGCCCAGCAGTCGCGCAATCTGCTTGTCGGTCCGCCCCTCGCACAGATGCCGCACCGTTTCCTGGATTCTGGCATCTCGTTCCGTGGCCAGCCGGCAGAACTTGCGGAATCTCTCGGTCCTAGCCTTGGATGGTTGCGGTTCCGCTATCATGACCGCATTTTCTCCTATGAATCACCCATAAGCCACTATGGTGGGGGGTATTGTATATTATCTGGCTGTCATTGTCCAATCAAAGCGTGCGGGTCGTATCGAAACGCCCTCCTTCGGCTGGATTGCCGGCCGCATCGCCATCTATGCTTCGCACGCCAGCTTTGCAGGAGCCAACAAATCACACGCCCCCAGGAAAACCCCAGGAAAACCCCGCGTAGGCCCCACGTGGCCCCCACGTACGCCCTAGCGCTGCGAGTACCATCATCGTGTAGACGCTGGCCGACGTGGCTGGCAGACACACTCACGTGGAGGCTACACGATGAGCGAGCTACTCTCTCTTGCCCGCGCGGCTCGGCGGCTGGGCGTCACGGCCCGTTGGCTGAAAGCTGAGGCCAACGCAGGCCGGGTGCCGTGCCTCCGGGCTGGCACTCGCTACCTGTTCGATTCCGTCGCGGTGACTCAGGCGCTATCCAAGCGCGCCGCAAGACCCAACGCTGAAGATCATCTACAGGGGGTGCAAGATGCAAAATGACGCCCCGGGCAAACTCGAAAACCCACTGCCCCCGCTGCTCACGACCAAACAGGTTTCGACTTTGAGCGGTTGTTTGTCCATGGCGGCCACCTTCAGTACGCCTGTATTTCCAAAACATCATGATACGCAAACACGGGATGTCCTCCTGTCAGAGAATCCCACGCCACGAGACACCGCACGCCGTCGTAGTTGCGCGCCGCAAACACTTTGTGGATTATCCCGACACGTGCCTTTCCATCATTCGTCATTCCTCGACACAGGCAGTCCTCTAGTCTGCTGGCCCACGAGGATACAAGTTCGGGTGTCGAAAACTTGCGCTTAAAACGTGCCACAACCTCACACGTACTCGAACTCAATCCGTGTTACGAATTGATCCCGGGGACCGCCCATGTGCTCACAGAACATTGACACGAATTCCTCGGGATCCATTCCTGGAAAACCCTCCAGAATGCACTCCGACCAGGTAATATTCCACAGACGTTCGCGAGTTACTCGCTTTACCAGGATTTGGCACAACCGCTCAATCTGCTCTCCAGGCTTCCGCCCTACACAGGCATTTACCAGGTCACCTGGCTCTAGGAAACGCCACCCCTTGCGTCTCGTGACAGTCTGCGACCGTTCTCTGACTTGGTCTACAGTCAGGCCAAAGCTCATGTTTCGAGGCACGCCGAAACCTCCGTTATCAATCGAAGCGGCTTCTGATGTCGCCGTTCTCAGCTCGTGTCCAGTGCTCCACTACGTCGTCCCACGCCGCACGGGCAAGGACATCGCAGCCGTTCCGTTGCAGATGGATGCACTCGCCGACGAGCATTATTAGCTTGCGTGTCCACTGCGCATGTGTCTGGCGGTCACGTCGCTGCCGCTTCATCACGCCCTCCTGACGTGTGCGTAGTCACGAGAAAGACTCCAAATTCAGGACCAACGGCAACCGGGTCACCTAACCCAAAGCCGATGGCTCGCGGAGCCGTTCTCGTCGTCATGGGCAAGGCGACCACCCCGCCATCGTAAACGCCGCTAGCGACAGGGTCACCGAAGAGGTCAAAAACGTGGTGGATTTCGTACTCTGCGCCTACCTCCAAAACTTCCGAAAGATCAAGGTCTACCGAGGGGGCCTCGTCCCAGTTATAGACGATTATGTTTGCTCGACCCGCTTCATACTCATTTGGACGAACGAAGATTTCGGTCCCGCTTGGATTCGCGACGATCGAGTCGTCGTGGCCCGCCAACCCTACGATATTGCCGACGATCGTGTTCCCGCTCAGTGTTATCTCATCCCAGTCTTTGTTGAAGCGCAGTTCGCCAACAAAATAATTGTCCGTGAGAGTTACGTCCTTGTTGTCGTTGGAGCCCCATTTGTACCCGATGTCAATCCAGCCGTGTTGGTAGGTGAAATTCTCTGCGAACGTGATGCCTTCGGCCGGTTTTCCTCCGCCAATGAGGATGTCTCGGTACGGAGTGTAACCCAATCCAATTGCGGCGCCCTGATTGCACGAAACGTTACCCTCCAAGAGGAAATTCTTCTGGTCGTATTTCCCGCCATACATCTCGATCCCGTCGCGGAACTGATTGAAGATGACGTTGTCGATGATGCGCTTAGTGTCGTCCGCATTCTTTGCGTAGATGCCGTGGCCATGGTTTCGATCGGGGCCGACCCAACCATTGTTGTAGACAATCAGACCGTAGTACTCGCCTCCGACGCTTTCTTCCTTCGAGAGAACGCCGTTGGCCAGGTCGTGTATTACGAGGTTGATGAACTTGTTGTAATCGCCGTAGTCGGTCAGATAACCGCGGTTCATGTCGTCATTCGATTGAAGAATGCGCGAACTCGAACTGCTGTTGGTAATTTCAAAACCCCAATAGTAGGTGTAGTCTCCGTGAATGAGAATGCTCCGTTCGAGATTGCTGCTGCTCGGGTTGCCATCGTTGGTATCGATAGTCACACGTTCGCCCGGATAGGCCCGTACGACGATCGGATTGTCGGCGGTACCGGTGAGCGTACTCGTGAAGCCTCCGCGGTAGGTGCCTTCGCGCAGCCAGACCGTGTCGCCCGGCTTGATCAGATCAGGATGGGACAACGCCGTTTGCAGATCCCAGGGGTTTTCCGCGGTGCCGTCGCCGTTGGGAGTGCCGCCCGGCGAGACGAAGAACCCCTCCACGCTCTCCGGTGCGGTTACCGTCACACTCACCGCATCGGAGTTCGTGTATTGCCCATCGTCGGCCTCCAGCTCCAAAATGTAAGTGCCGACCGAGCTGAACTGGGCCGTGGTCTCTGCCGACGAGGCATCGGCGAATGTGACATCGCCGGGCCCGCTGGAGGCGG